TAAGACTGAAGGTGTAGTCACACGTGGTAATGGTGCAGCGACTAAAGGTACAAAAGCACGCGGTCCAATGGCATAAGGATAGGTAATGAACTATACAGAACTTGTAGCAGCTGTACAATCGTATACAGAAAACCAGTATAGCACTACAGATATAAATACATTTATACAACAGGCTGAACAAAGAATATATAATGCAGTTCAACTGCCTGACTTACGTAAAAATGTTACAGGTAATATGACAAGCGGCAATAAATATTTTAGTTTACCTAATGATTGGTTATCTACATTTAGTATTGCTGTGATTAACGCTGATAATGAATATACATACTTATTAAATAAAGATGTAAACTTTATTAGAGAATCATTCCCTGATACAGATTCAGGGTTTTATGGACAACCACAATATTATGCTATATTCGATGATACAACAATGTTGCTTGGACCTACTCCAGATGCTAATTACAGTTCTGAGCTTCATTACTATTATTATCCTGAGTCTATCGTTACTGCTACTAACACTTGGTTGGGTGATAACTTTGACAGTGCTTTATTCTATGGAAGTTTGTTGGAAGCAGCTGTCTTTATGAAAGATGATTCAGATACTGTGGCTTCGTACACAGCTAAATATCAAGAAGCTATGGCATTATTACAAAACTTAGGTGAAGGTAAAAACAGACGAGATGCTTACAGAAGTGGGCAAGAAAGGATACCAGTTAGATAATGAAAGAAATGAACTTTGGTGATTTACAGTTTGATGTAGTTACATCAGAAGCAGGACACGGGCATACGCCTGAACAAGTAGCGGAAATGGCATTGGCAAAGATTATATATGTAGCTCAAGATGCTAACCCGTTAATACGTGAGCAAGCAGAAGCTTACAAAAACAACATTAGACATGTTCTAGTGCAATATATGAAAAAGGCTATTAAGTCTAATCATACAACAATAGCGAATAAACTGCGTGAAGCAGGGCATTCAGATTTAATTAAAATTTTGGAGATATAAAATGGCAATTACTCAAGCAATGTGTACGTCATTTAAAGTGGATTTATTGAATGGTATTCACGCTTTTGGTACTACAGTCGCTCGTGCAGGTACAACTGCTGACACAATGTACATGGCTTTATACACATCATCAGCTACTTTAGATGCGACAACAACAGCATACACAGCTACTAACGAAGTTTCAGGTACAGGATATGTTGCTGGTGGACAAGCACTTACAACCGTTGCCCCAACTTCATCAGGTACAACAGCGTACTTAGACTTTAATGATGAAACTTGGACTTCTTCTACTATTACAGCACGTGGTGCGTTGATTTATAACAGCGACCAGTCAAACAAATCTGTAGCAGTATTAGACTTTGGTGCAGACAAAACATCAACAGCAGGTGACTTTACTGTAGTATTCCCTACAGCTGACGCTTCTAACGCTATTATTAGAATAGCCTAATAGGAGGCTGATATGGCTCTTGTTGTTAAAGACAGGGTAAAGGAAACTACCACCACGACAGGTACAGGTACCGTAACATTAGCTGGAGCAGCGACTGACTATCAAGCTTTCTCTGCTATCGGCGATGGTAATACAACGTATTACACAATACAGTTAGGTACAAGTGATGAGTGGGAAGTAGGTATTGGTACATACACTGCATCAGGAACAACTTTATCTAGGGACACGGTTTTAGCATCATCTAACTCAGGTAGTTTAGTTAACTTTTCTGCCGGTGAGAAAGATGTATTCTGTGTATATCCTGCAGGTAAAGCTATATATGCTGATGCAAATGGCGATGTTACTGTTGATGGCAATTTATCAGGTAATCACCTAGCTGCTAATGATGGGATCATAGCTCATAATGCAACTATAACTTCTAGCTATACAATACCAGCTGGATATAATGCAATGAGTGTAGGACCCGTTACTGTAGACTCAGGAGTGACTGTAACAGTACCGTCAGGACAAAGATGGCTGGTACTCTAAATGTTTGCCGATAGTCCTTTTTCCGCCGCCGCGTTTTCGGCGCTTGGTAATGTAAACGTTTCTGTCGCAGTTACAGGCGTTAATGCTACCTCTGCGTTAGGAACTGCAGCAGTTACAGCAGATGCGAATATAAATGTTACTGGAGTATTTGCTACAGGAGTAATAGATAGCGGATACTCTGTCATTGCAGATGCAAATGTAAGTGTTACAGGGTTAGCAGGAACTACAGGACTAGGTACAGTAGCTGTAAGTGCTGATGCTATTACAAGTGTTACTGGAGAAGCAGGCACAACAACATTAGATAGTGTTAGTGTTATAGAAGGGTCTGGAGTAAGCTTCAGTGTTACTGGAGTTTCAGCAACAGGTATTCTTGGTGACGAAACAGTTACAGCAGATGCAAATGCATATCCTACTGGAGTAGCAGGTACAACTGGATTAGGTACAGCCGACGTAGTTGGCGATGCAATAGTTAGTGTTACAGGCGTTGAAGGTACAAGTGCAGTAGGTACAGTACAAATTAGATTTGATGTAGAAGTAAATGCTACTGGTGTTGAAGGTACAGGATTAATATCATCACAGGGTTCTACATTTACTGCTGATGGGAATGCTCAGCTTTCAACAGCTCAAGCTAAGTTTGGTCCATCTTCACTGTTGCTTGATGGCACAGATGACTTTGTAGTATCTGATGAAAATATCAATTTAAGTTCTGATGATTTCACAATTGATTTATGGATTAGACCTGACAACGTTACAGGCTACAAAGGAATTTGGCAGTCAGGAACAAGCACAACAGAACAATCCTATTTATTAGGTAATCAAGTTTATTGGAGTGTAAACCCATCAACAATTATAAGTAGTTCAGTTACTGTTAATGCAAATGAATGGACTATGTTGTCTTATGAAAGACAAGGA